CCATTTATCTGTATCTTAGTGCCTCTTGTAGTGCCATCACTTTCTATACTAATTTTAGTCATTTTTTGTTTTGTCTTTTTTTCTGCCTGCTTGTAGAATAGAAACTTTTTTCTTGTTGCAGGCTCATCTACAAATGAAATTTCGGTTGTTTCTATGTTTTTCAATTTTCTTGCCATTGATTAACTCCTAACTAGCCATAGCGTAACCTGCCATGCTGTAACCTGTAAGGTCTCCAGACTTAATATCGTCCCAGATTGCTTTATCAAGTATCCTTGTAGTAAGTAGCCAGCTTCCTTTCTTTATTTTCTGGCCTGCTATAGTAAGATTACCTGGTGCAATATAACTTTCAAGCACCTTTGCTTTGATATTCTTGCCCTTGTGATTTATCTTAAATGCCTGCACATCTTCCATAAACTGATAAGCAGCTTTCCGTATTTCTTCAGCAGTAGCCAGGTCTCCTTGAGCATCTTCCTCATTGGGTTCATATACTATGCCACATACAATTTGCTCATCTGCCTTCTGTATGAAAAAAGGAATATATTTCTCAAACTTCTGCTGCTCTTCAACTTCAAGCTTTGAGATCATCCATACCCGTTCATTATCACCAACAGGCACATAGGCAATTAAGTAAATGCCGTCTTTCAACATGCTGCAGTTAGAAAGTTCTATCTTTTTAGCATGTTCATCAGCCTGTGTCATCTTAAAATCAAAGTTGTCCAATTGCAACATAGCACCATAAGTATTAGCAAAAGCACCTGCTTCACCCGGCTCAAATATCTCTATGGTTTTGGAGCCTGCTTCCATCCAGCTGACAGGACCGCGTATAGTTTCAGCAGTAGGCTCTTCTACATGAGGAGCCTTCCACCCAAAACGAAGCTTACCTGATTCATCTAGCAGTTTATCAAGTTTACTTAAGCCTGTCAAGTTACCCACCATTATCTCACCACCTTCAAAATAATCATCTCCTTTACGAGTAAGTCTCAAGTCTAAATGAGCTCCTTGCTCGCCGATAGCTCCTTTCAAAAGCATCTTAAGCTTCTTATAATTATGCCTTGAGCTATGAGCCTCTTTAGCTACCTTCTTTAAGTCTTCTATATTCTTCTCTTCTATACCCATAATATGCAACTGCAATACACCTTTACCAGTATCTTCTACTTCATAATCTATATTACCTTCATCTTTTTTCTTTTGCAGTATATTTCCTCTTGAGGCAATCTCCACAACTTGATTTGCATAGTACGGATTTTTGCGGTCTTTATCTATATCTAAGACACGAGGGCCTAGCCATTGCAGTTCATTTTTTTCTTCATTAGGTATAATTTCCTCAATTCCTACTGTGAGAATATCCCCAGGCTCGGCCTTAATTGTCGTGTTGAAAGTATTGCCAAAGTTTACGTATGCTTCATCATTGTGTTCAATAACATTAGTGTAATCAGCATCTCCAAGTAGCACGCCACAATGATAGTTATAAGTATCACTGTCTTTAGTAGTATTGCGTTCAAACACTATTACTTTAATCTCAGCCTCTAGTTTTATCTTTGACCAGTCTTCTGCACTGCCATTAAGGCTCCATACACTCTTCAGAGACTTTATTAAAACTCCTTCACTTTGGGGTAGTCTGGATAGTTTATTGAAAGCAGATTCCAGCTCTTTCTTATTATTACATGATACAAAATTAGTAAGGCCAAAGTTTTCACTTGATTTTAAGTATTTGCTATAAAAAGCTTCAAGCTGCTTACGACGCTCTTTCAAAGTCTCTTGATGTATGTCTTTTGAAAAATAGGGCAAGTCAAAACATGTAGCTTTAACTACTTCATCATCTGCTAACTCAGGTTTATCAGCCATAAGCGTCATAAGCTTAATGCGGGGCAGAGGCTTATCAGCCTTGTCTATACCAAGATTGAAATCTAATATAAAGTTCTCTTTAACTTTGGAAAGTGCTTCTACTAAATCAGGAAACACTTCAGTTCTATCTTGCTTACCTTCAGTCCATATTTTAAGCCTATCACCAAGCTTCTCAGCGATACATCTAAAACCATTAAGCTTTTCTTCTACATCTACAGGCCACCTGTCTTTAATCCAATCAGAAATATCTTCGAACTTAAAAGCCTCAGTTATATGAGCCATACTAGGTTTAGGAGGTGCATATTTGCCAAAGGGTTTAAGAAGCTCTGTTTTCTCAACAAATGTGTGTTCAGCTTTGAGTATAAGTATGGAAGTATTATCGCCATCAGGCACCTTATGGAGTTTAATTTTCTTATCAGAGAGATCCATATTCGACAACACTTGTTTTCTGAAGTCCAACTGGTCCTTAAAAACTTGTTTGTGTGTAGTGTCTTTTCTTTTACCTAAAGGCACTATGAAGATAACACGTCTTTTAGCTACTCGTCTGGCTTCGTTGATAACCCCCTTCATGTTGTCCAAATGCTCAAGTACATGAATGCCAATAACATTATCAAAAGAGCTGTCTTCATAGGGTAACTCTCCTTTCTCTAAGTCTACTTCCTGAACTTTAAGCTTTTTATCTTTGCACATTTGCAAAGCCAGTTTATTGTTGTCAACTCCTTCGAGCTTATATATACTAGACAGTCTTTTCTCTAAACGCCCAGAACCACAGCCCAAAGAAAGGACAGTGTCGCCGATTAGATGTTTAGTAAGCTCTCTGTAGTCAGTTTCAAAAGCATCTGACCATGTGTCCAGATTGTCATAGTAAGTTTTTTCACTAGCACTACTAGACTTGTGATAGTCCTCTTTTACAGTTACTTTCTGAGAGTCTTCCTTCGCACGCAGCACCAAGTCAAACAATGGTATGTAAGTGCTGTGAGGTCCTTTGACAGAGTAGATGAACTCCTTATCCTTTTTAGATAACACCTCTTGCTTATCAAAAACTCTCTTTAGTTTAAGCTCCAGACCAGTGTCTCTTTTAGACTCATCCTCTCGTAGTATGATGTCTAAATCTTCGGCTTTCTGTAAATTGTTAACAGCAGAGCCTCCCAATGATACATAGTCAGGGACAATAACTATATCTCCAAGGCCGGCTACATCAATGCCTAATTTAGCTATCTCCATCGCTTTCTTAAAAGCAGCTCTATCTATACCCTCTGTGCTGTGCTCTAACTTACGCTCATTGTATTCTTTGAGCAGCATACGATACTTGGCCAAAAACTTCGAACGGTTTAAGCTGCCTACTACTGCTTTATCATTAGACTTAAAGTTCTTGTTCCAAAGCTGTATAAAGCGTAGACGCAGAACTAACAGCTCTTTGTCAGGAGCCTTCGAAAGTTCAGTTTGTGTTATCTCTTCTATACGCATATATAACTATGTTCCTTGTTTATAAAGCACTAATAACCATGTTACTACTGCTACAATACACGCTACTATAAGATATTTCAATATCTCTAGCCAGAACTTGTGCCACTCACTAGAGCTGCTTCTACCATTCCATAAAGTGTTTAACTTAGATATAACTCCTGGATTCTCAAAAAGCACAGAGCGGTTGTCTGCTACGTCCCTTTCTAACATTTCATGCTGCTTAACATGCTCTGCTTTCCAGATAAGCAACTGGCCCACTTTATCATCAATACTATCTAGCTTTTCATAAATCTTTTTACCGTTTAGTTCAGCCATAGTTCACTCCACAACAGGTAGCATAGCACACCTGCAGTTTGGGTGAACAGGTATTATGTCACTAGCTCTGCCAATAGAATACTTTTTACTATTCATAGAGTCACACACATCACAACAACCAGGATAAGCAGAAAATTCAACTTCTTTGATACCCACATCCTCAAGACTTTCTACATAACCTAAATTCTGTGCCCGGGCAGTCTCAGTTCTTGCAATAGTCTGAGTTCGACGTCTGTGTGTTTTATCTGCATACTTTTGTACCTTGCGGTTTATATCTTCCGTAGTAAGAGCAGGGTATTTTTCTGAAAGCAAATTATGATAATTCATAACAGACTCAGTTTGTCCTTCAGTAAGTCCTACCAATGGGCGCAACTCACGAGCAACTTTATCCATTGATTTGCCTTCTTTGATGCCGTCGGCAATATAAACACGTATCCCTTTGCGAGTCTGGTCATTCACTTCTCTTACCAGTTCTGCTACAAACTTCTCAGCTGCTTCTACTGCCATCACATTCAGGACGTCAAAACTTCCTTCTATTTTAAGTATATCATAAGCAGTATCACCACCATCTTTCATAAGGGATAAAGCAGCTGGTTTAAGAATTTCTTGACCTTTATGCTTCAGATACTGCCAGTCAGTTAGTTCACTTGTTATGTCCTTAATAAATTTCTTAGTCAAATCACTTTGGATTTGCTTAATAGTAAGAGCGAACCATTTCTGTATAGCTTCCTGAAATATCTTCTCATTACGCCGCAAATGCCAGTCCAACTTGCGATGCATCCGGTTCAGCCTGACTTTTTGTAAAGCAATTTGCATTACATTTCCTCTTCCAACTCTCCTACTTCTATTAAACTGCTGAGCATATAAAACTTGTCTCCACCGGCGTAGGGTTTATAACCAAGTTCATTACGTGCCTCATTGGGCGTAAGCACACCATGCTGAATTTGCTGAAGCATTCTAGCAACTTCAGCATTGTAATCCCGGAGGTCGATATTCTCAAACTTAAACTCATAGTTCTCACTCTGTAGAATCTTATCATTTATTATTTCTTCCAAATCTGTTTGTAAGGGTTCAACAACACTTTGCACATATATACGAGTTGCTTCTTCTGCTACGTTACCACCGAGTTTGCCTATTATTCTAACGCCTACTCTTTCAGGGGGCATAGAATAAGCTGTAAGAATATCCTCCCGACAGTCTTGCTGATAGAACCTGAAACTGGCTTCCTTAACATCCACTGTCAGTGGCTTATAAGTAAAAGTGCAGTTTTCAGGCTGAGTTACTACCAATGTCCTATGGGCGTTTTCAGTACCACGTATTTCTTTATTTAAAAATTCAGTAATAGTTTTATCAGACCCCTCTTCCCAGTCTCCCTCTAAAATGATTATAGCTGAAGGTACTCCATAGTTTTCGAAGAAGGCAAGGTTGTAATCACGCAGCCCCATTAGCCCTAACACATCGCCGGTGGCAGCTACGAAATTAGGGATGCCATAATAGTCAGACTTAGGATAAAAATTCTTATAAAATATCAACTCATTAGCACGAACGTCTAAACTAAAGTTTCCTTCTTCACCTGTCTTGGCTGAAAAATCTTTGTC